GGCGACATGCGACTTATAGTAGGTAATACCGGCATAGGCAAAACGGTGGTATTCCGCAAGTTTGCCGCCGAAAACAAGGCTGTGTATTACTTTAAAATAGACCGACAATACACCTGGCACAAGTTTTTGCTCGAAATAACAAGGGTAATGGGTATAAGCCCCGAAAAAACATCGTCCAATGCCCTGCTCGATGCCATAGTGCGCAAGGTAGAGCAGTCGAGCGCCGATAAGCCCATGCTTATTATTGACGAGGCCGAGATACTTACCCGTGCCGTATGGCGGCAGCTCAAAAACCTTTACACGGCAACAGAAGGGCTGTTGGCCATTTGTATTGTCGGCATTACATCTATCAAGAATACGCTTGGCCGCATGGCAGGGCTCGAAGTGGTAAGGTACAATACCTGCCAGCAGCAAACTGCCTACATTGAATATTTCCGCCCTATCAGGGACGACAATAACATATTTACCACCTTTGCCCGCCGTCTTAAGCTGTTCCATATCGACATGCCATCTGCTGCCGACATTGAGGAATTTTGCCGCACAAAAGGCATCGTCAACAAACAGGTAATAGAGCTTGCCTGCCAGCGCTGGTGGAACTACGAAATGGCCGACACTGCCATACGTGCCATGCAGGCATCGGGTATTGACCTTAGCCGACTTACTGTCGAAGAATTTGCAATGTTTTAACCCAGACAAAGCCATGAAACGCACAAATGCACAATCTAAAATGTTATATGCCTTGATGCGCAAGCTTAATATCGGCAATGATATTAAGGAAGATATGGTATATAGCATAAGTGGCGGGCGCACAACACACAGCAGTGAGTTGTCTTACACAGAATGTAAATTACTAATCAATAAACTGGAAGAACTGTATAAAACAACCGAAGCTTACAGACAAGAAAGGGTGCTTAACAACACCCGATGGAGGCTTATATATGCGCTGCGCGACAAGGGCATGGCCACACCCGACGGCAAGCCCGACTACGGCAGAATACACGAGTATTGCCGCCATTACTGGCACAAAGATATTAACGCTATGACGCTCGATGAGCTTAACCGGTACATTGGAACTATACGAAAATGGCCTAAACTTAAAAACCTATGCCACGAATCAGGGACGAACGTGTAATTAACGGAAAAATATACATACGGCGCTGCATCCGTCGTGATTTTGAGGCTTATCTGAACGATGGCCGTACTTATCAATATGCCATTACTAAACTCATTGAGCGTTACGGCTATGCCGAAAGTACATTATATCAGATGATTAAAAGACTTGGAAAATATAAAGACTAATAATTAAAACTAAAAGGTTATGAAAACAGAAAATTTAACCATTAAACGTGATATTATATCGGTAAAAAACGATATAGCACGAATATCGGCGCTTATCGACAAGCGCGAGAAGTGGCTCAACGACCCTGTCAACCGCCTACGCGGAACATGGATGGCAGTGCATAAAGACACATTGCAGCTAATCGAGCAGCTTCAGGAACTGGAAGACGAACTGCAATATTTATCGCAACACTAAAACGCAAAATTATGATACGGATAATAAAACTATCAGTCATCCGCACGATAATGACAATTATCGCACTATCAATCATCCGCACGATAATGAAAATTATCGCAGCGCACCGTGATAATTACAAACACGTTCAGGGGCAGCTTGTAATTGGTTCGACGGAATGGAAATACTACCAAAGCAAGATTAATGCGCTTACCGACATTGAAGAGGCTATAATTGATGAATATAAACTTAAAAACAAGTAAAAATGGCAAAAACAAGAGAAAAAAAGGTGGTTATACAAGGTGTAACCCGCGAGCAGTCCGACGAGGCATTTGCTCAGTTTGCAACAGCCGATGCACGCATACAGCGTATTACATCGCGAATGGACGAGGAGATAACACGCATACGCGAGAAATACCAGGACGAGCTGGCACGTTTGCAGGACGAGAAGGACAAGGCGTTTGAGGTTTTGCAAACATACGCTGTTGAGCAAAAAAACACGCTGTTTGGCAAAAAGAAAAGTATCGAAACGGTGCATGGCGTGTTTGGCTTTCGTCTTGGCACGCCCAAGCTTAAAACACTTAAAGGCTTTACATGGGGTGCAGTGACCAACCTGCTCAAAGAATTTTTACCCGGCTATGTGCGTATTAGCGAAGAACCGGCCAAAGACAAACTACTTGCCGACCGCGACAACCCCGATGTGGCAAAATTAATGCCCAAGGTTGGCGTTTACGTTGACCAGGAAGAAACATTCTTCGTTGAGCCTAAAAAAGAGCTTACAGAAGAACTTGTATAACCAATTAAGGCCGCCCCAAATAACCCGGCGGCCTTTTTAAAGCTATAAAAATGCGCAAACACAAAGAAAAACCAATAACTCCACAGCAAATCAAAGCCATAAGGCAAATTGCCCAAAAACATGGCTTATTGACAGAGGATTTATGCTGGAAAATATCCGGCTGTACGACACAAATAATCAATGAATTAACTTACAAACAAGCTGCTAATTTTTTTAAGTCGCTATGAAAAAGTTGTATCTATCAGGTCCGATAACCAATAACCCATCGGCAGAAGAATTGTTTGCTACTGCCGAGCAGTATTACACAAAAGAAGGGTACGAAGTTGTTAACCCGTTAAAATTGTGTGCCGACAACCCGACGTGGCACGAGGCTATGCGCCGCGATATAACAGCGCTTATGCAATGCAGTGCAGTAGCAATGCTATCGGGATGGGAAAATTCAGAAGGGGCTATTATTGAGCATTATCTGGCCAAAAAACTTCAAATCGAAATTATATACCAAATACCTTATAGAGAAAGTTATATTACAAGTTTGACCAAGGCCATACAAAGTGTGCTGAATGTTACTATCGACGATATGCGCTCGGCATCGCGAAGGCGCAATATAGTTAACGCACGCTTTATTTTTTCTACTATTTTATACGAGCTTACTGGTTTTTCATACAGCCATATCGGGAGAATAATTAACCGCGACCATGCAACTGTGCTTTATCACATTAAAACCTGCCGGCAGCTTATCGATATAGACAAATATTTTAAAAATATGTATAACGAGGTAAAAAATCAATTATATGGCTATGATACTAATTGACATACAATTGCCTGTATGGCTGGTTGTGTTTTACCTGGCATTTATTGCTTTTCTGTGTTACCGTAAGCTTACATCTAAAGACGAGTAAGCTTGGCTATTGGCGCCGCTTTATTAATATTCGGATGGCCAAACATACTAAGCGGGTCGGGCTTTGTTGGCTCTATATAATTCACAAGGTATTTTTGATGCACCATAACAATATGGTCTTTATTATATTCTTTACAAATGGCATATTGCGGGAACCAGAAACTATAGCGGACCATCACAAATTTACGTTCGTCGGCTATAATACTTATCAGGTCACCAGTATTAAACTTCCGTTTAATGCGCCCATTTGCCCAGCTAATAAGACCATAAAACATCCAGGGAATAATGATGAGCAATATAATCTGCCATATACTAAGGGTAACCTTCCGCATAAAAAAACCAGTGATAAAACCTCCGGCCGATCCTGCTATAAAGGCTACTGTGAGTATAATATCTTTAATATTAAAAAGATATTCTAAAAACTTCAAAATTTTTTCTTTCATAATGAAATAATTTATTCAAAATTAAAAAAATAACCATGAAGAAACAACTGTACTATACCGCCATAAGCTTTACGCTTATATTGTTGGTCTTGGAACTAACTTACATTAATGCCAAAAGTATATTGTACCTGGTAGCCGAGCTTGGCTATATCGACAAGGCTTTTGCCATAATCGGCGCCCTGGCCTTTAGCATGGTAACCGTGCTGGTAATGCGCACAACTTCCAGCAAATGGATGCGTGTTATTTTTCCTGCTTTCGATGCTTTGCTGGTTTTTTGCGGGTTTAATGTAAAATTTGCAAACAACCTGTTGGACAACCCTGTTGCATTTTACCTGACTGTTTTTTATGCTTTGTTTGTTTTTTTCATCATGTATGGGCTCGGGAAAATTTCGTACGAACGTGATACGAACCGTATCATCAACGAACCAACACGAACCAACGACGAAACAAACCAAAAATTAACTGAATCAAACCGTATCATCGACGAATTAAAACGTATCAACCACGAAACAACCGAAAAACTAAACGAAACAATTCGAATCAACGACGAAACAAACCAAAAATTGATTGAATCAAACCGTATCATCGACGAATTAAAACGTATCAACAATGAAACAACCGAAAAACTAAACGAAACAATTCGAATCAACGACGAAACAAACCAAAAATTGATTGAATCAAACCGTATCATCGACGAATTAAAACGTATCAACAATGAAACAACCGAAAAACTTAACGAATCAAACCATATCATTGCTGATTTAAAGCAAAAACTTGCCGAATCAAACCGTATCAATAACGAAACATGCCGTATGGCCGGGCAATTTTTGCGCAACCATATCCTATATGAGGCATGGATGAGCAAAAAAAAGAGCGAGCAAAACCGTAATGGTTACGATGCCCGCATCAACCAACTGGCCGAAAGCATCAAGGCTGGCAAAAACATTTCTATTGACGAATTTTTAAAAGTTAATTTCGAGGAATAACTACTTGTATAAAGAAATCGGCATGGCTGCCAAAATGCTCTCGTATAAATTGTGCTTTATCGGGCACATCAATATTTCTTAAGTATTCGGCTGTTTCTATGAGCAGGTTGGTATAATCTTGTTGAAGTTTTTCTTTAAATTGCTGGATTTTTCTGAGATTGGCAAGATGTGTTTTTTGCGATAAAGTAAGCTCGCTTTCGTGTTTTTGTTCCATTAGTGCAATATATGCTTTTATTTTCTCCGGTTCAAACATGGCAGCATATTCACGGCTTATTTTTAATTGTGTCAGCAACATAGGCAAAAATGCCACCATAATTGTTAAAGTTAAACCGCTTAGTATTAACGAAATTGTTTCCATAATTTTTTTAGTAAAATTACTTATAATTTCATAATATCGTTCAATTTTCGTTCTATTTCATCTTCAATTGCACGTTTAAGGGTTTTCGACGGGCCAATAAACTGGCGTTTCGGTATCACCACGTTACGGTTACGCCCGGCATCGGTTACGCCCTGGTTATGCACGGGGGCATAATTAAACCCGTCTTTGCTGTACGCTTCGGCAGTAATTGTAACCTCGCCGGGCGATGTTTTGCGGTATGTAATGCTTTCGCCAAGGTCGCCCGTGTCGCCTGTAAGTATTTTACGCGTAGCACGTGCACCTCTTACGCGTGGGTCTTGTCGGCGTTTTACTTCCGACCATCGTTCATAAGTTTGGTCGGTAAAGCCTTCTTTCTGAAAACTTTCTTTGAAAAAGTCCACAGCCATTTTGCCTGCCACAATGGGCAGCTTATCGTTAATTTCTGACTTTAGCTTCGTAGCAAGTTCGGTAATACGTATTTTTAATTCATTGGCATTCATTTTTTTGATATAAAATTTGGGTTTCGAAAATTTCTGTTGTATTTTTGTATTGTTCAGGAGGCATTCCTGGACGACACGATACAGGGTGTATATCAATTTGATATACACCCTGTTGGGGTTTTATAAGGACGGTATAATTTCATTATATTTATTAATCAAAAATATTTTTTTATTTTTTCTTCTTTGATGTACGTATTTGAAAAAATCTTTAGTTTCCTGTGCGGTTATTTTACCTTTTATCCTTATAAATAAAATATCAGCTTTTAATAATCCCTCTAAAGCATTGTCCTTCATATTTCTCAATAATTTTTTCCGGCTCCAACTTCTTTTAGTTCTACATAATTTCCATCGGCCAATACATCTGCGCAACCGTGTCCGGCATAATTGCCAAAATACCTTTTAATTGTAGGGTTTTTCTTATGTTCAATGGCTGGCAGGAACCTTATGTCTTTAAACCCGGCATTAAAAAGATATGGGACAAACTTGCTGTTTGCCCTGTCAAATTCGTCCCTTGCCAGAAAATGTACCTGAAATGACTTATTGTCATCGGTTATATAATCCAGGTACACCACTTCGTCAGGGTTATGCAGCACGCCAAGTTTAGGGATATGTTTTGGGATCCCGTAATAGTACGGGTGGTTGCGGCTAATCATTTCGTTGGTAAAATAGGGGTTGCCTTCGAGCCCCGGCGAAGGTGGGACGGGCTTTAGTTGCCCTTTTCCGGTAGGCGGGGCATCAGTGGTGCGCCAGCTGCATTTACAGCCCCAACGGCAGCCCGGGAAGTTATTGAGCCAAAACGGGTCGGTTTTTGCCCACACGTGGTTCCAGTAGCCCCGGTGGACTTCATCGGGGGTTGCAGCACGGCTGGGCAGCCATTCAATGTTTGGGTACATGGTTTCGGCCTCGAACTGCTCCCATTGCTTCACTATCCTGGTACGGTGCACCATTGTATTATATTCGGCTGCACTATAACGGTTAAATGTGTTGATAGTACGGCGGGCAAGCTGCATAAAGGCATCTTTATCGGTTGTGCCCCTACGTATGGCAATAAGGTTTTGCATGAGCTTGGCTGTTTTGGCTGCTGCAAACATGGTGGCATTATTTTTGAGCAGCTTCGCACGCTCTTCGTCGAGCCCCTCAATAGCCGAGTGAAATAAGTTGTTATATGGCTTAAAAACTTCTAAAGGCAGTTCGTTTACAAGGTCTTTATTTTCAGGGTTATTAAAAACATCTTCGGCAATATCGACCCACGATAGTTGATAAGGAAATAGCAGGTGACGTGGGAAATCGTGCAATGCCAGTTGCAGGCTCTTTATTGCCCCGCCGAAGTAGTCGCCGTCCATGGCGGGGCTTACACGAAAAAATCAAGCTCAGGGTTTTTGCTATAATTAAGCGCCTGTGGTTGGTTGTTGCGTGGGTTGTCGGCATCGAGCTTAACCTCGTAGGTTTGTTCTATATAGTCCTTATCGAGGTTCCAGCCGTTGCGCATCAAAGCTTCGTCAACCTTTATCTTTTCTGTCGGGTTTACGCTTGCATTGGCCACTATATCGAGCCGGTAACCTTCCGGGATATCGTAGCCCCAGCCGCGCAATACATTGCAAAAATCGTTATTAAACCAGTCTTCAATATCGGTAATATCGGCATTGGTAATATCGTCGAGCGTTTGCAGGTGTATTTCGGCCTGCGAATAGCTACCGCCGTCGTCCATGGTCATGGTCTGGCCAAGGATGGCTTTGCTTATTTCTTTGTTTATAAGGCTTATTTTCTGGGCAAATACGTTAAATGCATCTGAGCGGTTGTTTTCTTTAATATCAATGTCCACACGCTTGTCGAGTATGATATAACCGGCCAAACCCATGGTTTCGAGCCATAGTTGCAGGTCGGCTTTATGCTTTGGCGTGTCAATCATGGTGCGGGCTATACGCAGCGGTACGCCGAATATTTGTTCAAACTCGTCCCATGCAGCCCAGCTGTGGCGTTTGAAAATGGTAAGCGGGGCTACCTGCTCAAGTTTTCCTATGGCGCCGGCAAGTTGAATATACACGAAATGGTATGGGTAATCGGCTATTTTAATGTTTTCGCCCGAGGGGTCGAGCCCATTTTTTAAGATAATGCCCTTTTCTGGTATAACATTTTCGCGTGGCACATCGATAATTTTCGTTATATTGCCCCGGCTTGCCTCTTGTATAAGAATAAGCGAATAACCAAAAAATTTCGATTCTAATGCTCTTCTTATCAACGTTCTGAACCACCGTGTACGTATCAATTGTGTACGCTCAAAATCAGGTTTGCCGTCGGGGTTTTTTATAATAAATTGTTTATTGACAACACGTAATATACGGTTCTCGATAGCCCCCGCGAGGTGGTTGTCGAGCATGGCATCTTTGTAAAGCTGCTGCAATGGGTAAGTAAGCGGGTTAAACGGGTCGTGGCGTGCAATACGTGCCTGCTGCCAGTCGCTTATTTCTTTACGGTAAAGGCTTTCGTACAGCCGAAAATAATCAATCTCGTATTTATTGCTATCCACAGTTTGTAAAGGTGGGTTTTTGGCTAATTTTGCAGTATTTGCAGCAAGTGTGTTAACTTTCAATGTATTGTTTTTCTTATTTTTACTCTTACTCATTGTTGTTTGCTTTAGTAGTTCGAACTATATCTGTCATTACGGTTGCCAAATAATATATCGGCAGGGGTTTCAGTTTCTTCGCTGGTTTCTGTAATTTGTGGCAGCGTCCTGTCGGCAAATTCGCCGGTATTGAGTTTTTCGAGCCACAGCATGGCCTCGTCAAAACGCCGTTTGGCAGCCTGGTTTATTTCGCGGGTGTGGCGTTCGTATATCTCAAATATCACAATATCTTTGAGCTTTTTCAGTACGGTTTTATGGCGGGCATTGCCGGTTGCCGAAAATATCGCGTCGGTATCGTAATATTTGCTCAGGTAGCTGCACATAAGGCCAATACTTTCGTCTATGATTGCATTTACGATACTATCATCATAGGCTGTGATTTTATTAATGAGCTCCGATGTTGATACTGTTTTCAGTTCGTCTTTTGTAAGAAATGCCATAGTTTATATGTTTTAATAATTTCCACGTTTTCGCAAGCCAAATACTGGTTTAATTATCTCATCGTTAGCATCAAAACCAATAAGTTCCTGCGCTTTAATGATAGCATCCGATAGCGCATCGGGAAAGTCAGTTGGGTATTTGCCCCCTTTTTCAAAGTTGAGCATCTGCGCCTTAGCTTCTGCCCAATCGGGATTGTTTCCCAGCTCCTCCGAAAATGCCAGCGTACCGCTTGTAAGCACGCCTATCAGGGTGGTGTCTATTTTTATATATTTGTCCACATGGCTTTTTTGTGGCAAGGGCAGGAAAAACATGTTATGCTTACGCCCGGCCTGCAACCATTGTTGTTCATACACGGCTTCCTGTGCCACAGAGGCATCGTAATAGCTTACCAGTGCCGATGTTTGGCGAAGTACTTTTTTTGCCCGTGTAAAATGGTAGTCCATAGCGGTTTGTATGTCGCACTGCCGGCAAAACACATCGAGCACGGTAAGCTTGCCTTCATGCACGCCAACAGTTGCTTTGGCTTTATAGCACGCACTGTCGCTATAGGCTAAGTCCCAGTTTTCGACTATTAGAGAGTATTTATCCAATGGCAAAGGCTTAACCATGTGTATCATTTCCTCACGTATCCTCTTGCCAACGTTAATTGGCGTGTTGTAAAACTCGCCCGAGAGGGTTTCCTTATCGTGGGCGTACTGTTCAATTTTACGCAGGCATGCTTGGTGGGGAAAGCGTTCAGGCCAACTTGGTTGCCATTCGTGCATATTATCGGCCCTTATCTGGTCGTAGTATTTGTTTGTAAGGTTAACGAGGTACACAGCAGCATATTTATTGCGCAATACCTGGTTTTGCTTTGTATCTGTTTTTTTAATATCAAAGCCTTTTTTTGCCAGTAGCCCGTCTATTAACCCATTTTCTACAAAATAATTGTTATTGATGATGGTCCGTTCCGAACGGGTT